CGGTCAACGTCACCGGCCTCGGCACGGCCACGGTCGGATCGCTGTACACGGACACGACGGCGGGCAAGCTCTACATCTGCACGGCCACCAACGGCACATCCACGATTGTCTGGACGGTCGTTGGCACCCAAAGCTGATGCCGCGCCTCTGGGTGGGTCCGGGGCGTGGCGTCCGTGACCCACTCGGCAAGCACGAGCGATCACGTACCGGCGGGTCCATCACCATCACGCAGATCACGGAGGAGACACCGATGTACACGTCTGAAACCGCGATATACGCCGACAGCGAGGGCAACGTCGTCCCCGAGGACAGCCCCGACGCCGCGACCCTCGTTGTTGCCGCCGGCGGCACGATCACGGACGAGGAAGCGGCGAAGTATGGGCTGACGGACGACAGCACCGCACCGTCTGAGGGCGAAGAGGGCACCGCGTCGTCGCTGGCAGATCGTCCGGCGGCAGCTGAGGAAGCCGAGGACAAGGGGCACGCTCCTGGCGGCCCGTCCGGTCCTGCCACACCGAAGCCGACGAAGAAGTAGGGTCTACCATGTCCATCCCGACCGACGTCCACGACGCCGTTGTCGCCTTGTGCGAACCGACGCTTGACCCCGTGCTCACGGACGCGGAGATCGATTCGGCAATCCTCCGTACCATGGGCTTCCGCACGTGGACGGCGGCGACGACGTACTACCCGGATGTGCTCGTGACGCCGACCATACCCAATGGCTGGGCGTACGTGCCACTGACGCACGCACAGGGCCCGTATTGGGCCTCTTCGGACCCGGACTTCACGGGCGCTGGCTTCCCCGGTGTCTCCGGTGACACCGAGCCAACGTGGCTCATCCCCGCGAGCAGCCGCAACCCGGTGGCATACGTGCAGGACGGGACGATTACGTGGGCGGCCGCGGTGCCGACGGGCGGGCCGTACGATGTCAAGCGTGCTGCCGCTGAATGCTGGCGGGTCAAGGCCCGCAAGGCGGCGAACCGCTTCCGCGCCAGTCCGACGCAGGGCAACATGTTCGATCCCACATCGGTCTACACCCACTGTATGGAACAGGCGAACCAGCTTGAGCCGCCGGGGCTGTACTGATGACCGCGAACATGCCTGCGGATGCCGTCATGGTGATGCAGGTGCAGTTCAACCGCTTCTGTATCGACCGCGTCACGATTGCCCCGTTCACGGGCCGTGATCAGTTCGGTGACGATTCCTTTGGTCCGCCGGTTGACTACGACGCCCTGCTGGTGATCCGGCAAGCATCGGTGGTCAATGCGGCCGGCGAACTGCAAGGCGCACGTGGCTACGTGGTACTGGCCTATCAACCGGACGGCACCGCACCGCGCGTCGGCGATGATGACCGGCTTAGTCTTCCCGATCAGACGACCCCGGTCATTATCGCGGTGGAGCTGGACCTGAATGAGCCCGCGATCAGCCCCACAAAGGTCTGGTTCTGATGCCACTTGACCTGATCGCCTTGCACACCGTCGGCGTGCGGATCACGGACGCCGTTGCCGCAGAGGCGCACGATTCCATCCTGCTGCCGGCGCAGCAACGCATCCCCGTGGACACCGGCCGGGCACGTGCGAGCGGCCAGGTGATCACGGAGGGCATGCAGGTGTGGGTCTCCTTCGGCCGCGACGATGATGGCGATGGCGGCGCACCCTCCAATGACTATATCGAGGAGCTTCACGAAAACGCAGAAGCGCATCACGCACATGGGCAACCGTTCTTCCTGCGCACTGCCGCAGACGAAGCAGCATCGGGGTTTGCGGAGCGCCTGGTGCGGAGGGTGAGGATATAGCGATGCCTACCGCACCGGTGAATGGAACAGCGTCTCTTGGCGAGGACGGAGTCCTGCACATCGACATCCATGGCCCGCTGAGTGGCGACCGTGTTTTCTTCGAGGTTGGCGACGTGATCTCCGTCACCGGGGCGGGTGGAACGATCGAGGGCGTGGTCACGCCAGCATCTGAGAAAGGGTTTGCATGTGACCGCCAGAACGGTACACGGCAAACCCTTTCTCACGTACTCGCGACACACGATCCACTGTTCGTGGAATGCACGGTTGCGCTGAGTGGCTCCGTGCACACGTTCACGAGGATCGAATGACCACGCTCTTACAGGATGTTGCAGCCGCCATCGCCGCTCTTGTCCCTGCCGAAACCCAAATCTTCGCGAGTAATGCGGAGCCGCCATCACCGGATAACGTCCTCACCCTCTATAACACGGGTGGGGCCGCTGGCGCGCTCACCCTCGGCGGTGATATGGCGGATGAGGAGCGCACGGTTCAGGTGCGCTTCCGCGACACCTCACAAGGCGCGCTCCAGGGCCGCGTGGAGGCCGCGTACGGGGCGCTGAAGGGCTGGCAAAGCTACGCGCCGGCGTGGATGCGCTTCAAGGCCAGCAGTTCGCCCCTGTACGCCTACGCGAAGGATCAGGCAGGGCGTTCGATCGCGTCGTTCAATCTCACGGTGAAGGCCGGAAGGTAAGGAGCATCATCATGGCTGAGTCGAAGACGGAGACGAAGGCGGAAACGCGCGAAGCGAAAGCGGCCGCGGACCAGGCCGCGGAAGATCAGGCACGGGGGTACACCGCCATCGAATGGCAGGGGCAGCAGGGCTACCAAAGTCTCATCACCGGACATACCACGTTCGGCGCGGACGCGGAGGCCGAGATGATCCAGTACCACGGCTCGCTGTCGCAGGCGAGTATCGCCGTGCCGATCCCGGATGAACAGTGAACGGACGCCTCTCACACGTGAGGAGCGCCATCGGAAGCGCGTGCGTGTCCTCGCGATTGAGTTGCGGCGGCAGTATCTCACCGCGATGAAAGCCCTCGAACGCTTCGTTGCCGAAGAGGACGCCGACGACGAAGGGACGGTTGCCATCCTCCCCGGCCATGCCGCTGACCTGCCGCAGTCGGGCAATCGCCCGCCGGCGTCACTGACAAACCACCGATAGCACGGGACCGTGCCACGCGCCATCGCGGCGCCCGCACTGCCCTAAGAGGAGCCCGCCATGTCGGCCCGCTCTTTCCGATTTGCCTTCGGGCCAATCAGAAGGAGCGCCATCCATGGCCGGTCTCAACACAAATACTAATACGTCTGCAATACTTTACGGGGCTTTGCTACAGCTCGGCAGCGGCACGTTCGGCGCGGGCGGCTCGGCCGTGCAGACGATTACCTTCTCCGGCACACCCGCGGCCGGGAGTGTCACGTTCGGTTTCTGGACCCGGCAGATCACCATCGCCACCGCGACCGGTCTGCCGCTCGGCCCAGCATTCCAGACGTTGCTCAACGCCGCGTTCGCGCCCACGTACATCAATCCGTTCACGGTTTCCCTGACGACGAACGTCTACACGATCACCGCGGCCACAAATGGGCCGTTCGCAAACATGCCGTTGCCGCTCTTCACGACGATCGCCAATACCTCTGGGACCACGATCACCTATGCGACCACCACACCGGGGGTCACCCAGGAGACGTACGCGACGGTGAACGGCGTGGAAGTGATGCCGTGGCCGGGTGGCGCACGCGATATTGAGACCTACATGACGCTCGATACAAGCTCCGGTCTCGCTAAGCGCAAGGTGGCGAAGTTCTTCGACAACGGCGACGTGCAGTTCACGGTCAACATGACGAACGATGCCACGCAGGATGCCGTCAGCGGCTTCCGAGGCATGTTCAACTCGACGCAGACCTTTGACTGGCGCATCGTTGATCCGACGAAGACGGTGGGCGCCGGCATCCTCGTCCCCGGATCGACGTACTACTACAGCGCCTATTTGAGCCGGTTCCAAAGAGATGGCAATACGCCAGATAGTCGCCAGAGATGGAATGCCACTTTGGCGATCGATGGGCCCGTGTTGGAGTTCCCACCGCTTTCCTGACGCGTGATCGAAGCGCAATGACCCTGGCTACGTGCCCGCACGCACGCCGCGTGTCCGCACAGTAAAGGAGCAGCATGGCAGCGTACGATGACCCGAATGAAGCCCTCGTTGAAGCTGGCGTCCGTGAAGAAGGGTTTGCCGTGTCGCGCACTGAACGCGCACATGCAAACCCTTCTTCAGTGTCCGATGCCCCGCGTGAGGATCCTGATGCCAACGGCCGCACGCGATACACGACGAGCGACGAGTTCTTCCGGCTCGCCGGCAAGATCGTCACCGAGGCGGTCTATGTCCCGGCGATCGACCGCACGTTGATCGTGAAGACGCTGACGGCGAAGGATGTGCAGCGGGCGCGCGACGACTGCAACGAGCGCAAGAACGGCCGCGACGTACCGCGCCGCGACCGCGACCTGCCGACGATGGTGGCGTTCTATGCGACCGTGAACAACGACGGCAGCCAGTTCTTCCAGCGCAGTCAGATCGACCGTCTGAATACCGAGGCGAGCTACGCGGCGATCCAACCGCTGGCCAAGGTCGCGCTGCGACTCGCGGGTCTCGATGACGAGGCGGAGGAGCAGGCGCGCAAGAAGGCTTTCGAGCACGGGCGGGACGACGGTTAGCCGTCCGACTCGCCCGGCATTTTCGTGTTCCCGACACCGATGCCTTCCTCGCCAGCCTGACGCCGCACCAGTACGAGGAACTCTGTTTCTCATGGGAATACGACCCGCCGCTCGATGACCTACTCCGTGACCTGCTCGTGCGGCTGGGCCAGTTGCTCGCCCTGACGGTGAACATCAACACCGGCAAGGACGCGCAGAAGGCCACGCTCGAGGACTACGTCACATCGTGGGGCGAGGACTTCGCCGACGATGAGGACGATGAGGACGAGGGCAAGGACGAGACGGCGATGGTCGCAGCGGCGCTGGCCGCGAAGGATGAACTGCGTGCCGCGCTGCCGATGGGAACGCCGCCGCGACTGGCCGGTCCAATGCCGCGCAACCCGCGCGTGCGTCCGGTGCCAGCGCACATCTTTGCTGCGTTGACGGGCCGCTCACCTGATTGAAAGAGGTCTCCCGTGGCCACGAGCCTTGGAAATCTGTCCATCGGGCTCTCAATCGGTGGCCTCGATCAGTTGGCGAATCTCGAGAACCGCCTCAATGCGCTCAACCGGATGCGCATCAACGTCGATACGTCTGCCGCGACACGCAACATCCAGGACGTCGGCACGGCGGCAGACAAAACGGCGCGATCCCTGGAAGGGATGGCAGTCGCGGCCACCGCGGCAAAGGCGGCGGTGCTTGCGGTCGGCGTTGGCTTCGCTGCGGCGATCAAGTCTTCACTTGATTTCAATGCGTCGCTCGAGCAGAACACCGTCGCCTTCACGACGATGCTCGGTTCCGCACAGCAGGCCGCGTCCTTCCTCAAGCAGTTGCAGCAGTTCGCCGTCTCGACGCCCTTCACCTTCCCGCAGCTCGAGACCGCGTCGAAACAGATGCTGGCGTTGGGATTCAGCGCCCAGCAGATCATCCCGATGCTCACCGATGTTGGCAATGCCGTCTCCGCGCTCGGTGGCGGCAGTGAGGTGATGAACCGCATCATCCTCGCGCTCGGGCAGATGCAGGCAAAGGGGCACGTCGCCGCGCAGGAGATGAATCAACTCGCCGAGGCGGGCATCCCGGCGTGGAAGATTCTCAGCGAGACCTTAGGTGTCACACAGGCACAGGCGCAGAAACTGGCGGAGTCCGGGCAGGTGTCGGCGAAGGTCTTCCTCGACGCCTTCCAGCAGTTCAGCAAGGCCAACTATGGCGGCCTGATGGACGCGCAGAGTAAGACCTTCCTCGGCGCGCTCTCGAATATCAAGGACGGCGTCCAGCAGTTCCTCGGCACCGCGATGCAACCCCTGTTCGAAGTCGTCCGCAACATTGCCGTGCGCCTCGGTGACCTCGCGTCGAACGGCCAGTTGCAACGGTGGGCGCTCCAGGCGCAACAGGTCGTGCGCGCCCTCATCAGCACGATGGGCGAACTGCTCGCGGTCATTGGCACGGTCGCGCGCGGCATCGCCTCCGTCTTCGGCATCACCCTGCCCTCGTTCAGTATCGGCGGCGCCGCCGCGACCGCTGCTGCACCGCATGTCGCGGCGGCGGCGCCCGCGAGTACGGCCGCGACCGCGACGAATGCGGGCCAGGCGGACGCCGCGACGGCCGCGCAGCAAAACCTCGACGCGGTCAAGGGGCAGTTAGACGACCTGCGGGACAAGCAGGACGCCCTGAACGACAGCATCAAGGACACGAAGCAGCACTACGAGGACCTGATCGCGCCCGTGCAGCGACAGTTGGATGTGGTCAACAAACTCAGCGATGCCGAGAAGGCACGGCAGGTGCGACTCGACGAACTGACGGGCCAGGAAATCCAGATCAAACTGGCGATTCCGTACGACCAGATTGCCACGCTCGACGGGCAAATCAACGAGCTCAAGCGGAAGAAAGAAGACCTCGGGCGCTTTGACGCCAGCGGCTACGATAACCTCATCCGACCCCTGCAAGCCCAAAGCGAAGCCTACAGTAAGACCATCCAGGGCATCCAGGAACAGATCGCCGCTATCGGGCAGGATCACTCGCTCGAACGGCGCATCCAGGACTTGCAGCAGATCCTCGGCGCCCCGGCGGTCGATACGCACGGATTCTCGAATCAACTGATCGGCATCCAGGCGCAGCAAGTGGCGGGTGGCAACGCGGGCGCGCTCGACGCGCAGCGCCGCGCGGTGTCGCTCCAGATGCAGGCGGCGGTCCAGGGTGACCTTGACAAGCGCTCGGCCGCGCAGACCGAGTTGCAGCAGTTGCAGGAGCGGAAGATCCTTCAAGACCGGATGGATCAGGATCACAAGGACGCGCTCGATCAACAGATCAAGGCGCAGGAGAAGCAGAAGGCCGCAGTCGACGAGCAGGCAAAGGTCTGGGAGCAGGCAAAACAGGACGCGCAGGCAGCCTTCCAGGCACAGGGACAGGCGATTGACGACCAGATCACGAAGCTGAGCCGACAGAAGGACGACCTGCTCGCGCCCTCGCAGGCAGCACTCGCTCAGGTGGACGCGGAGAAGAACATCCTCTCGCTGCAACAGCAGCAGGACGACCTCCGGCGCAAGATGCTGGCGCAACCGCTCAAGGATCAAATCGACGCGATCAAGCAGGCCGAGCAGGACGCGCTCGACCCGCTGACGAAGCAAACCGCCGAGTATGAGAAGCAGCAACACGCGCTCGATGCCCAGGAGCGTTCGCTGCAAAAGATCGCGGCCGGCATCAAGAAGGGCGCGGACGCGGGCGGTGGTGGCGGCGGGGCGGCGGCCGACACGACACCGTTCCCGACGCTTGCGGATGTGGCGCCGGGGACCAACAAGGTTGCCGAGGCGATCGACAACGTCAACAACAAACTGAAAGAGTTCGAGCAGTGGTGGAAGGATCACGTGACGCCGGCCTTGCAGGAGGCCCATCGCGTCCTCGTCGCAGACGTCATTCCCGCGCTCGGCCACCTGAAGGACGCGCTCGGCGAGGCGAAGGACGCGCTCAAGGATGTCTATGACTGGCTGCAACCAAAGCTGGTCGCTGCCTTCGATGCCGTGACCGACGCGGGCAAGCGCCTGACGGACTGGTTGGGGCAGATCTTCAACCCGCTTTTGGGGGACGCGAAGAAGATCCTCGACAGCCTGATGCCCGTCCTTCAGGACCTCTCGCCACTCGTCGGCACGCAACTGAAAACGGACTTCTTTGAACTCGAGATCGTGATGACGCCCGTCGAGGTCACCCTGAAAGAGATCGGCTTCTACGCGGACACGGTGCTCAAACCGATCCTTGTCGGGTTGTCGGACATGATCAGCAACCAGCTGAGCGCGAACCTCACGGCGCTTCACCTGCTGCTCACGAACTTTGTCAACCCGGCGCTCAACACGGTGGGCGATACCATCACGAAGACGGTGACCCCAGCAGTGGAGGACATCGCCACGAAGATCGATACGTTCACGACGAAACTTGGTGACCTGAAGAACTGGGTGGAACAGAACTGGGCTGACGTTGGCACGAAGCTGGCCGCGCCATTCACGAGCGCATGGGACAAGATCAAAGAGTTTTTCGGCAACCTGTATACCGGCGTCAAGTGGCTCGCCGATCATTTCGGGCTCTCGGCGCCGGCGGCGCCATCGTTCCTCAGTGCGGACAACGGCCAGTCGTCGGGCGGCTCGGCGGGGAGCTTCGCTCCGGCTCCGGGCGGTGGTGGTGGCACGGGGAAGGCGGCGAACGGGCTCCTCAACGCCGCCGAAGGGCACTGGTCATGGGTCGGCGAAGAAGGCCCGGAGATGATGTATGTGCCCAAGGGCTCAAGCATCCTCCCCAACCGGCTGTCAAAGGCGATGGCGGGCCATGCCGATGGCTTCAACGTCGACGCCATTTTCAACCCACTGGGCGCGGTGGTGGCGGGCACGGCGGGGAAGTTTGTTGATGCGTTGATGGACAAACTTCCCGGCGTCGACCTTCCGGGAGTGGCGGGCGGCGGCGCGGCCATGCTCAAGGAGATCGCCACCGGACTCAAGGGGTGGCTCGCCAATGCCCCCGGCAATATCGCGCAACAAGTGACGGCGGGCGTGACGGGCGCAATGTTGAGCCCACCGATGGCGGGCGCGTTCACGCCCGGACAGGGCAACTGGCACAATCCCGTACCGGGCATCCGTGCGGTACAAGGATCCTGGACGCACGGTGGCACCCACGACCACGAGGCAGCAGTGGACTGGGCCGCGCCCTACGGCACCAGCATCCTGGCGCCGGACAGCGGCAGCGCCTACACCGTGTGGAATGGCGATGGCCAAACGGGTCGCACGGGCGTCATCGATCACGGCAATGGTTGGCTCACCTACTACGGCCACGTGAGTGACTTCGCCAACGGCGCATTCAATCAAGACGCGGTCGTCGGCCACACGGGCAGCCCCGAGCGCGATGGTGGCGCGGGCAGTGGCGCGCACTTGCACTTCGCGATGCGCCTCAATGGCGCGTATGAGCGTCCCGAAGACTACATCCCCGGCATCTTCGGACTGGCGGGCGGCGGCATCTCGATCGGCGGCCAGCAGCGCCTCGTCATGGTCGGTGACGGGCCAACGGGGCAGCGCGAGTTCCATACACCGGAGCCCGATCTGCGGCAGATCGTCCGCGACGAGTCCAGTGCGATGCAGATCGAATCGGGCGCATTCACGTTCCACATCCATCCCACACCCGGCATGTCCGAGGAGCGCGTGGCGGAACTGGCGGCCGAAGCCGTCCATGACGTGATGATTCGTGGTCCGCAGCAGCGGGGGAGGGCAGCCTGATGTCTTTGACCTTCCCCGCCACCATCGGCTCCTCGACGCCCGATCAGTTGCGCTACGTCCGTGATGTCGCCACCGGTACCACGCTCTATACCTTCGAGGGGGGCGAGTACGATCTTGACCTCTCGTTCGTCCGGCCGACGCAGTCGTTCCTCTTGCCCGGCAGTGACGCTCCGTACGATCCCTTCGGCAGCGGTGGCTTCCCGCTCGATAAGCGGACGGTGCAACTGAAGTGGCTCAAACGGTACCGGGTCGGCGAGACGCACAGCAGTAACCGGATTGCGTTCCACCGCGCCATCGCCGACGGCCGACAGGTGCAACTCGTCCTGCTCGACAGTGGTGGGGCGGAGTGGATCGGACTCGCCAAAGCCACGAGTGTCCCGACACAGATTCAACCGGAAACCATGTTCAAGATGGACATGGGCGTCACGTTTGAACTGAACCCGCCCGTGTTCCGCCAACTCTATCCCCCCGGCTGGTTCTACTGGGACGCGCCCGGTATTTACTGGGACGGAGGCGTTGTCGGCTCCGTGACGATCAACACTCCCGGCGCGTACACCGTGGCTCCGACCGGCGTGACCTTCACCGGGACCACGGGTTCCGCGGCGCGTGGCGTCTTGTCATTTAGTGGCGCGGTGCCCCATGCGGGCGTGGCGAGCGTGACGATGCTCGACGCCGGCCTGTACAGCACGGCGCCGACGGGCGTGAGTTTCATTGGCGGCACCGGCACTGCCGCCACGGGGACGGTGCAAACAAGCGGCGTGTCGCCCAACATCACCGTCACGGGCGTGACGATCACGAGCGCGGGTGATTACACAAATCCACCCGAAACCATTGCCTTCACGGGCGGCGTGCTCACGAACCGCGAAGGATCCGCTGCCACGGGCACCGTGCAGACCGGCGGCATCGCGCCGAACATCCAGGTCACCGGTGTCACCATCACCGCGGGTGGTCTCGACTATGGCGCGGCGCCCGCGATCGCCTTCACGGGCGGCACGGGGAC